TTAGTGTGATAGCTATTTTTAATGTCAAATATTTTTTACTCTTAACAATAGTTCAACACTTGTTGACAACGTAAGTATGAAGAAATACTCTTAAACGCCCATGAAACATAATTATTATTAATATCTAATTTTAATATATATTTTTTGCCCAACCATCAATATATTATTATTATACTAAATCTAACCAATTTTTGATTTCTTCAGGCATCATCATTTCTGACTCAGAAGATTCATCTACAAAATCTTTCTTTACTCTAAAGTCTGCAGAATTATCTTCTTCACCTTCATATATCATAGGATTAAAAGTTTCAAACTCTATCTCTATTTCTTGATCTATAGTTATATTATTAATGGATTGAAAAACAGCGCCCGCTAATGCATCAGCTAAATCTTTAGTTCCTGTAGATGGGTGGTCAATTTTATTACCACCTATTAATCTTAATTTTAATAGTTCTTCTTCAACTAATATTTCATTCCAATAACCTCTAAGTCTCCTATCATAAATAGAAGTCATTAATGTATCATAGTCAGATTTTTTAACACTATGGAAATCAGCATTAATACCCATAGCTTTTAATGATTGAATCATCTCAACACTTTGCCATTGATCAAAACTAACAATAGCAACAGAAAACTTTCTACATAAATCTATAATCATACTTCTTACTTGTGCAAAATTAATTTCACTTCCCGGCTGAGCAGTCCACGAATGAATAAAATCAACATTTATTACAGGTAATTTCTCTATTCCTAAACCTGTATTTATTTCTTTTAATCCTGGACAATGTACCATCGATAATGCAGCCCTATCTCTTTTTAAAGCTAAATCGACATGAATAAATCTTGTAAACTCATCTGAACCATTAAACCAATTTTTAAAACTACCATTATCATCAATTGGATCTTCACCAATATTAAAAGCATTTCTAACTAGATCTGCATCTCTAAAAAAAGCATCTTCCATATTAGGAGGTTCACATTCAAATCTTGCTCTTGCTTCAATAGGATTTCTAATATATTCTGATTCTAATTGTTCTCTTTCAATTGTAGGATTAACTTCCCAAGTAGCCGCTTTTATAGCCCATGTTTTAGGCTCATTTTTTTCATTACATGAATCATATCTTTGTTGTATAAAATCACCTTTATATCTAGGAAAAGATAAAAGAATAGTTTTACCAACTTCTGGAAACCTTGACATTACAGATAATTTTGACATATTATATATTGCAGCAGCAGAACCTTTAGATCTAACATCTCCTTTTAATTCAGCGGCGGTTTTAAAGGCTGATATCTCATCTAAAATAATAGTCATAACTTCATATCCTTCCCAACCTTCTGATTCAGAGTGACCAGAAAAACATCTAATAGGTCTTGAAAAGAAAAATATTTCAGAAACTCTAGGTTCAAATCCCTGTTCATTAAACCAAGGCGATGCTAATAATAAATTTTTAAAAGGTTCAAAAAATACTCTTTGTGCTTGTTGTGCATTAACGGCAAGATTTAATAAATCTACATATACACCAGTAGCTTTACCATAATAACTTAATGGGTCTCTTAAACAATGCATAAGATATACCGTATAAGCCATTGTTATTCTTGCACAATGATCTTTACCGGAACCTTTACCAAGTTGGCATATGACTTCGTTTTGTGTATAATTATCATAGATTTTGATTCCCTCTTCTTCGCCGTGAAGCTTTATGAGGGTATCTTTCTTAAATATTTGAGTACTATTTTTAACAATTTCAGTTTGGATTTCAGATAATGGCGGCAAACCAAGATATTTTCTATCAGAAACAAATACATCAATTGGTACTGGTTCTGTTTCTATTTCTTCATGACTTAATAACTTATCGAAGTCAGATATTTCTACATTTAATCCTAAATAATCACTCACAAGCCAATGCCTCCTTTAAATCTTTTATATCGCTAGAGACATTATATGATCGTAAAACTTTTCCCCGACCACTGACATTATACAGTTGCATATAATTTCCCCATGACATTATATGATCGATAATAATTTCCCCAGCCAACACATTATTCATCTTCTTCTACAATCTGCGCATCTTCTTCTTCCACGATTTCTACCACAGTCGCGCCGGACAGTCTAATTTCCTCAGCTTCTTCCATGTCTTCCATTAACTCAAAAGCAAGAGCAAGTTCGGCTCTAACCTCGTTAGCAATATCTGGATAGTTCGATACGGTATCTCTAAGTATTTTGGACAAGATTTGGTTGACAGTCTCAGCACGTTGCATCCTAGCAACATACTCAGCATCAGCATTGTTACCGCCCAGAAGATGGTGAAGCTGAGCTTTTTTGGCTGCAATCTCCCCTGCAAGCTTTAAAGCCTGCACTCTGGCTGAGATCATTCCGTGATCTGTGGCTATCGTTACTGTCTCCCAAGCCTCCTTAGATACCTCATCAAACTCCTCCAGAGCCTTCAGTGTGTTGTACTGAACTTTCTCAAGAAAATATGGGTCATCCATTGACCTCTTGTCTAACAACTCACGATAGTTAGTAACAAAGGACCTAGCTTTTTTAGGGGTTATGTTCATTACTGTTGCTATTTCATTAACCCTGTAGCCTTTTAGATCGAGCAGGCCTGCTTCCTCAATGTCTCTTAGTTCATCAACTATTGAAGGAGTGTTTCCTCCACTCTCTACGATCTCGCTCATTATACTATCGTTTGCCCCCATCGTAATGTACAGCGTGTCCTTCTTTAACTAAGGTTTCATTAAGTACTTCCTCAGTATCTTTATCGCAAATCATTCCCAAAACACGACCAAATTTTCCTTTACCATCTAATTGTGTGGAAAGAATTACAATATTATCTCTATCCTCAAGCCATTGCACAACAAAGTCCTTAGCCTCAAGCCCTGCGGCTTTTTCTACTAAATCCTTCGTTCTAGACTCTGGTGTGTTGATGCCCAGCAACCTAACCCTAGCGGAGTAGGATATATCAAACCCTAACTCCATTACTACATCGACAGTATCACCATCGACAACCTTTACTACTTTAGCTTTATAATTATATAAATTACTCATGCTTTCCTCCTTGTTATATAGTGCTTCCGCACTCTGTGCATGTAGGATCATGTTTAAACATAGCCCCACCGCCAATTTCGCATAGTAAATCACGATACTCTTGTGAAATACTGAAATCGTGGGTTCCTACATATGTGAACAAATTAATAATATCATACATAGTTTCTGGTGCCGAACCGCTGACTGTTGACAAATAGCCAGCGTCAGTTAAGTATCTTAATAAAAGTTGTTGAATTTTTTGAGGTATCTTATGTTGCATGCATATATTCTTAATAGCACCCTCTGCATTTTTAATCTTTTCATTCTGCATAGCCATAAGTCCATCAACCATTTGATTTACTTGTTGCAACGCTAGGGAAGCAAACACAGATGCTTGTTCAAGGACTCCTTCAGTTGTGTATCCATCTACACGGAACTTTCTAGCCTCAACATTTACAGAGGCACCATTGTCACAAACAAGTCTGTTTAGGAATGTCTTAAATAATGGAGCACTCTTCCAACTGTCATCATAGGTGAAGTGTAGACCACCAAACAGAACCGACCCACCGGGATCAGTAAATGTTAGTTCTGGTGACCTTAGTTGAACGCTAAGTTTGCCACCATAAGAGTTCCATTTATGAACATAAGGAGCCTCTCCTTCAAAAGTATTTACGATAGCTTCTAATAAGTCATCGTGTCTAACGTATGGCAAATCTGGTCGCATTAGTGATCTAACATTCCCATCAGCGCCTACTAGAGCGTTATATGGCCTTCTGGGGCCATTTTCAAGCAGATAGTTAACAGTATAGTCAGTTAAAGTATCTGGCATTCTTTCTGCGTATTTGGCAGGTACGTCGATCAAGTCACAAAGTTGCCTAAAGCTTGTTTTTTCAAGCGTTAAGCTATTACTGCCACTGTCTCCGTAAGTTAATGTATTGTTGCGTGAATTGTACACGCTTCTTCCAAGTTCAAACTCTTCAAGTGTAGTATCATCACATACACCGGCGAGTTCATTTTTTAAATCTGGAAGGGTTATGCTAGGTGAAGGGAATTCCCAACTCATATTTTTTCTCCGTTTCGTTTGATAGATCCATTATACAGCTTCTACAGAAAAACATGCGTAATAAATAAAAAA